ACTTCCGTCAATGAAAGGACAAGGCTCGATTGCTCTTGGAATTACTTTATTATTAGATTATAAATTAATCGTTGAGGTTAATAGTAAAAATGTAGCAAAAGAATTAAATAATTATGTTTATGCAGACAAAGGGAGCAAATTATTTGTTGACGATTTTAATCATACGATAGATCCGTTGCGATACGTTGCCTCTTATGTTTTAGGAAATCAATTCGGAATAGAAATAAGATAAATAACAAAAACTTAAAAATTTTATTATTAGTATATGAAAGTCAAAGTAACATTACCAGAAAACAATAGCGATATTACATTATTGCAGTTTCAGAAGTACGAAAAGTTGACAAGGAAAAAAGGTTTAACTAGCCGAGAGTTTACGGCAAGAGTAGTTAGTATATTTAGCAATTTAGATTATCATAGTTTAGACGGAGTTAAGCTAACAGATTACGAGGATATTGTTTCTCAAATAACTACTGCATTAAATACGGAAGTTAAATTTCAAAACAGATTTTATCTTGACGGAGTGGAGTATGGTTTTATTCCAAACCTTAACGATATTACAACGGCTGAATATGTGGATTTGGTTGAATACGGAACAGAGCCAGAAACACTAAATAAAGTAATGGCTATATTGTTTAGACGAATAACTAATGAAGATGCTTTTGGCAATTATAGAATTGAAAAATATTCTGGTACTGCATTGAGTGGCGAGGTTATGAAACAAGCTACAATGAATATCGTAAATGGTGCGTTGGTTTTTTTTTCGAGTTTATCGAAAGAATTAAGAATAGCTATCCAGAAATATACGAGCGAGGTAATAGCGAGGGGAATAAAACATCAAGATACTTTGAAAAATGGGGTTGGTACGCAACAATAGTTTTATTGGCAGATGACAATATACTAAATATGAAAAAAGTGTTTAAAATACCAGTACACGAATTGCATATATTTTTGGCACACAAATTTGATAAAATGACGCAAGAAGAAAAATTAAGACGAGGCAGTAACGCAATAGAATTATAAATGAATCAGTATACCGAATTATTAAGATATTTAAGACAAAGACTTGAGGAGAGCGAGTTTATTAATACCATAACAACTGGTCAAGATATTGATATTAACAGAGCAAATATTTTTCCTTTGGCTAATATCGAAATAAACAATGCAGTTTTTACCAGCAACGCAACTATTCAGTTTTCAGTCCAGATACAATGTTTAGATCTTAGAGACATAAACAAGGAGATAGTAAACGATAAGTTTTATGAGAATGATAATGCAGTTGACAATTGGAACAATACACTTTCAGCTTTAAATGGCGTTTGGGTCAAAGCACATAGAGGGTTTGTAAATATGGATATTACAGCTAGTGATAGTCCAAGTATTACAAAAATAGAGTTAGCAAATGAAAATTTATTGGACGGCTGGGAGTTAGATTTTAATGTTGAATTACCTACAAATCAAATAAGTATTTGCGAGGATTATTTGGCTCAAGAAACAAGAGAATTAATATTACAAGAAAATAATGCAAAAATAGAAATCTAATGGCAAATTTAAAAATATCAGAATTACCACAAGCGTCCACTTTACAAGGCACAGAAGAATTGGCAGTAGTTCAAGGAGGCACAACTAAAAAAAGCACGTTAAATGACGTAAGAAATTACGCAACAAGAAACTATATAACACCTACTAGCATAACAGTTGCTAAAGATGAGATATTAAACCTCAACGATGCTACTTACCAGTTTGCAGATATGATACGTTTAAGTTGGAATGGCTCAAATGGAACTATGACTTTAAACCTACCAGATGCAACGGACAGTATAAACGTAAATAGAGTAATAAGATTTATTTCAAATGGTGGATTTGCAACCTCAACAAGAGTAAATCTAACACCGATTTTAGGACAGACTTTAGACGGAGATACTGACGCTTATGTTATAAATAAAGAATTTGAGGGAATACAAGTTTGGAGTGACGGAGTAGAATGGTTTATCATACAGAAAAAGGCATCTTAAATGGCGTTAATTGACTATATAAATACTTTTGGTACTAATGTAGTGGAAAAGGCAAAATCTAACCTTACAAAAGAGGATAAGGGAGGAGGTCCTTTAGAAGAAAGTTTAAGCTATAAAGTCAATGTAAGTAAAAACAGTTTTCAACTTGATATATATGCAGAGAATTATTGGAAATATGTTGATTATGGAGTTAAAGGAGTTGGAGGCACAAAAGCAAATGGCGATAATTGGAAAGTAAAAAGAGTAACAAATAATAAGTTTAAGTATAAAGATAAAATGCCACCAACAAAAGTATTTAATGGCTGGTCTATAAAAAAGGGAATAGCACCAAGAAATAAAAAAGGGCAATTTACAACACGAAAGGGATTAATGTTTGCATTGGCAAAATCAGTCTATCATACTGGAATAAAAACTACCGATTTTTTAACAAAGCCTTTTGACGATGAGTTTAAAAATTTTCCAGATGAAGTGGTTGAAATTTATGGTTTAACAGTAGAGAATTTATTAAAAACAACAATAAAATGATTAAGAGTTTAAGTCCGTATTATGTAACGACTCCTTGGACAAATCCAGTAGATAGTATTGTATGTTCAAGCTATACAATGCTAATATATATTTGGAATGGAAATAAAAATACTCCACCAACTGCAACTTATCAATTCACAAAGAAAAATGTAGCTGGAGAAACTGGAAATGACAAAGTAGATATTGCTAGGTTAGTTTCAGATTATATTGATTTTACTCCAAAAGATATAACCACAACATCAATAGTTGACGGAGACAATCAAATGTGGGTAAAACATAGTGTTTATTATAATGGCGTTGTAACACCTCAACAAGAGGCTACCGACATAATGAGTCTTGCTTATAGTTGGGGAGACGAGGGAGAAAATGTTACTACTATTGAAAATAATATTTTAATTAGACCATTGGAATATTTAACCAGCAGACAAAGTATGTTTATTGTGCCTTTATTATCTCCAAATAAAACGGAAGTTGTTACCTTATTAAGTGAGCCAAATAACGAAATAAACACCAGCTTTAACATTGGGCCGACAAATCAAAGTAGCGAAGTAGTACAATATTTATTTGTAAGAGTTGCAGACGCTCCAACAGACGAATATATTGACATCACATTTAATGGGATTACTATTACTTTATTTCCAGTTGAAGATTGCAAATACCAGCCTTTAGATATTTACTTCCAAAATAAAGAGGGAGCAGAGCAGATATATACTTTTTTTAAAGAGAGGACTCAAAGCTTTACAACTACGGACGAAGAATATCAAAGCAGTCAAGGTCAAGCGATAAACGGCAAACATCAATTTGTTAGATACAACGTAAACGGCAGAGAAAGTCTTGACGTTAATACTGGATTTATAGACGAAGAAATGAATATTGTATTGACCGAATTATTGCTATCAGAGAAAATATGGTATAAAGAAAACAATAATCTTTTACCATTAAATATCGAAAGTAAAAGTATGTCCTATAAGACACGTCAAAAAGATAGGCAAATACAATACGATATTAAATTTAAAAAGAGTTATAATCTTGTAAATAATAGCTAAAATGAAGTCAGATATTTACATAGGTGGAACAAAAGTTGACCAATTTAAAGATGAGTCAGCAACAGTTGTTTCAAATGTTTTAGATATTTCAAACATTGAAAAGAATTTAGGCGACTATTCCAAGACTTTTACAGTACCAGCTAGTAAGAATAACAATTTATTATTTAAGCATTGGTATAACGCTAATATTGACAATCAGTTTGATGCCAGAGTAAAAGTTGACGGAAGAATTGATATTGACGGAATGCCTTTTAGGGTTGGTGCTTTTAGATTAGCCAAAGTAAATGTTAAAAATCAAAAAGTCAGTAGCTATACGTTAAACTTTTTTGGAAACTTTGTATCGTTAAAAGATATTTTAGGAGAAGACGAATTAAGTGATTTAACTTTTTTAGATAACTATAATCATTCATTTAGCTATAATAATGTAAAAACTGGATTACAAAGTAGTTTATTTACTGGAGATGTTAAATATACGTTAGCGTCTGGTAAAAGATATTATTATAATTCTAATAATTCACTTGACGAAACAGAGCAAATTACAAACATAGATTGGGACGGAATTTCTGGAGGCAATTCGAGTAACGGAGTTGATTTCCAAGATCTAAGACCAAGTTTAAGACTGATAAGAATAATTGAGGCAATAGAGCAAGAATATGGCTCAAGTCAAATAGTACAATTAGAGGTTACAGTTAGCACAACAAATAGTTTTAATTCTTTTTGTAAGATAACTTTAAATGGAGTTACTTATGAAATACCAGTTACATTTGGAACACCAACGTCAAATGCTTTACAAATAAGACAATATATAGAGGCTTTTGTTCCAGCGTATAGAGTAATACAAAACGGAGCAATTTTAACGATTACCTCTGTTGTTGGTGGTTTACAATTAGACCCAGTATTTGAGCAATATACTGCAACTGATATGGAGGCAACTTTTACTGTTATAAAGTACGGAACAGATGAAGACGGATTGTCATTTTCAAGAGAATTTTTTAACACAGAGGAGTTTCAAAATTTATATTTATGGTGCGATGACGATGCAACAGAGGGAATTGGTAGCGTTATAAGGAAAGTTGAATTTGATACCTCAACAAGTCCAAATATAAGCACAGTAACAAACGAGGGTACTTTTAATTTAAACGCTGGAGATACATTAAAACTTAATTTTTGGGCAAAAAGAGATACGCCAACGGCTCCAGCTAATCGACCATTTCCTCAAACTAATTATAAGAATATACATATCAGATTATATGTTAACGGAGAGATTTATTCACGAAAAAATACACAATTTGGCTGGATATATTGGGATTATACTAATTTAGCCGAAGTTTTTGCGAGATTAAATGTTGAATTTATTGCTGAAACTGGAGGCACATATACTATTTTTTATGAAATTAGAACAGTTGCACAAGATATTGATTTTGTCAAATGTGTCCCATTTATAAACGGAACAAATACTGGTTTAGCAGAGGGAGGAGGAGCAACAAATAACGCACAACCAATATTTAATTTTACTAATAATATGCCAGAGATAAAAATTATAGATTTTCTCAAAGGCTTATTTGATATGTTTAAATTAGTAGTAATTGCTCAAGATGACGGAACTCTATATATAAACACTTTAAACAATTACTATCAAGAGGGCGTTAACTACGATTTAACGAACTATATTAATTTTGATACGTATGACGCTAACAGAGGAGAGTTATTAAAGGAAATCGAATTTAAGACAGTGTCTCCGACAACTAATTTGGCTATTCAGTTTAAAGAAAATAACAATACTCCATACGGAGAGGAGAAAGTTAATTTAAAAGACGCAAATGGCAAACCATTAGACGGAGGGACTTTAAAAATAGAGACACCATTTGAGCAACCAGTTTATGAAAGATTAATTGACCAAAATACTGGAGATTTAAAAGACATTCAAGTTGCTGGTATTTATGACAGAGATTTAAACCCAGTTAATCCAGCACCAATAATTCATTATATTAATAATGTAACGATGCCACAATTTACATCTATAAAAATGCGTGACGAAGACGGAGTTGGTTTTGAAATAGCTGGAAATATGAATAATATATCAAGTGATTTTCCATTAAGTCAACCTAGTTATTCAGTTTTATTTGGTAGCGAGTTTTCGACTTGGGATAGTGCGTTGGTAACAAATACGCTTTATCAAAATCATTGGTCAAATTATATTAGTGCTATTTTTAATATTAAAAGAAGAATTTGGAATTATACTGCTAACGATTTGCCTTTAAATATTATTAATAATTTACAGTTAAATGACGTAATAAAAATTAGAGATAATCAATATAGAATAAATAAATTTAGCGTTGACTTACTTAATGGAAATACAACTTTTGAACTTATAAACGCTTTTGATACAATATTAATACAAATGCCAGAATTAATACAACTAACTAGCGATGAGCAAACAATAAGATATGAGATAGCTAATTTACAAAATTATACAATAGATTTAGTATCGAATGGGTTTGGTACTTTTTGGATAAATATTCCAACTGTACATTGGGTTAAATTCCCAAACAGATTAGATATTGAAATTGACGCTAACCAAGATGTTGGAGCAGTACCAAGGTCAGTATTTATAACATTAAGTTTAGACGGAGTCGAAATACAAAGAACATTAATAGCACAATCCAACTAATATGATTGCAGAAATAATAAATACATTGAGACAAAACGATTTTTATGGTGCTGGAGAAAACACTGAAATCGCAAAAGGGAAAAATGAAATGATAACCTCGTTAAAAGGTTTAAATCGAAAAATCAAGAGAATATGGCAATCGAGAAAGTAATTGATATAAAAGTTGACGTTGCACAAGCTGAAAAAAACGTTGAGGAATTAAATAAGTCTTTTGAGTTACAAGAAAAATTAGTCAATGATCTTGAAAAGGAAATTTTTGAATATGAAAAGATTTTAAATAAAACAAGCAAGACCAATTTAGCTGGTAGAAAAAAAGTTAATGACGCAATAAAAGAGTCTAAATTTAGATTAAAAGAAGAAAAGCAAGGACTCAAAGACGTAACTAAAGACAGAAAAAAAGCTAATGAAGAATTAAAAGAGGCTACTAAAAACCAAAAAGACTATTCTGGCGTTGTTGGAAAACTTGACAGTCTAACTGGAGGTGCTATTTCTGGAATTAAAAATATGATTAAAGCAGTTAGTGGAGCGACTAAAGGCTTTAATCTTTTAAAGGTTGCTATTATAGGAACTGGAATTGGTGCTTTGGTAATTGGAATAATGGCAGTTGTAAAGGCTTTTAAATCTAGTGAGGAGGGACAAAATAAGTTTAGAAAACTTATGGGTTTAATTGGCGTTGTCGTTGGTAATTTAGGCGATATGCTTTCAAATTTAGGAGAGGGAATAATTGAAGTTTTTACAAATCCTAAACAAGCGTTAATTGATTTTAAAGATTTACTTGTTGAAAATATTACAAATAGATTTAATGCCATAATTGACACAGTTGGATTTTTAGGAGACGCATTTAAAAAAGTATTTGAGGGAGATTTTGGAGGTGCTATGGATTCGGCGAAAAAAGCTGGTAGCTCTTATATTGACATATTTACTGGAGTAGAAAATACATTAGGGAAAACAACAGATGCTTTAAGTGATTTTATAGACGAGCAAGAAAGAGAATTAAAAATAGCTGGTCAAATTGCAGACCAAAGAGCAAAGGCAGATAAAATTGAAAGACAGTTATTAATTGACAGAGCGAATGCAGACAGAACAAGAGCCGAGTTATTAGAAAAAGCAGTTGACAAAGAAAAATTTTCAGCAAGTGAAAGAATTGCATTTTTAGAGGAGGCTGGAAGAATAGAGGCTGAAATTACAGACAAAGAAATTGCAGTTGCTAAAATAAGATTAAAAACTAAACAACAAGAAAACGCTTTAAGTAAATCTACAAAAGAGGACTTGCAAGAGGAGGCTCAACTAAAAGCAAATTTAATAAATTTAGAAACCTCAAAATTAAATAAACAAAAAAGAGTAACCACACAATTAACAACTGCGAGGAGAGAAGAACAAGCCGATAAAGACGCAGACGTTAAAAAAGAAGAAGACCGATTACAAAAAATTTCTGATTTTAGAAATAATATTTTAAAAAAGGACGAGGAATTATATGCCACAACAGAGGAGGAAAAATTACAATTACAAAGAGAAAGAGCAGAGCAAGATTTAGAAAATTTAATTGGCACAGAAACAGAAAAAAGGGAGGCAAAAATTGCTTTAGATGAGTATTATGACGAGTTAGAATTACAGTTACAAAATAAGATATTAAAACAACAAGAGGAAGAAAGTACTAAAACGAAAGAGCAAGAAACAAAAGATGCCGAGGCTCTTAAAGATGCAAGAATACAATATGCAAGTGAAACACTTGGTAATTTAGGAGCATTAGCAGAGGAGGGAAGTGCTTTAGCTAAAGGCGTTGCAGTAGCACAAGCGACAATGAATACTTACCAAGGTATAACCTCAGCTTTGAGTGCAACAGTGCCGTTTCCAGAGCCATACGCTCAAGCATTAAGAATAGCCAATTCTATTGCTATTGGAGTTATGGGTTTAAAGAATGTTCAAAAAATATTACAGACAAAACCAATAGAGAAACAAGCACCAAGTATTGATAGAGGAGGAGGAGGAGGAGCACCAGCACCACCAAGTTTTAATCTAGTGGAGGGAAGTGCTGACAATCAAATTGCAAATAGTTTAAATGACCAGAGCCAACAACCAGTTAAAGCATTTGTTGTGACAAGTGACGTAACCTCTGGCCAAGAAATGGATAGAAATATTATAGAGAATAGTAGTTTATAACTTTTTTATTATATTAGCAAAGTAATTTTTTGAATAGATTTTAGTTTTTAAACCTCAAGCGTTGGGAAGTGCTTGGGGTTTTTTTATTGCATGCGATATTACAAAAGTGTAACAATAACCTTTTTTATTTATTATTAGATTATGAAAACATATAGTGCAAATTTCAAAAAAAATTCAAAAGGCGTTTTCGCAATTTCATTAGTAGACGACCCAGCAACACAAGAACACTTTATTGCAATGTCTAAGCCTCAAGAGATAAGGCTAGCAGATGTAGATAAGGAGCAACGTATTGTTATGGGTTTAGTATTACAACCAGACCAACTAATTTACCGAAATCAAGGAGGTCAAGAGTTTAATATTTACTTTAGTGCTGAAACAATAAAAGAATTATCACAAAACTTTTTACAAAGTGGTTTCCAATTAAATAGCAAATTAGAACATAACGAGTCAATCGAGGGCGTAAGTTTTGTTGAAAGCTGGTTAGTAGAAAACCCTAAAGTAGACAAATCTTATAACTTTGGTTTTGAATATCCAAAAGGGAGTTGGATTGCTACAATGAAAGTAGACAATGACGAAATTTGGAACAACTACGTTAAAACTGGAAAAGTAAACGGCTTTTCAGTAGATGCAATGGTAGATTTGCAAGAAATTGAAATGTCAAATAATAATTTAAAGACAGAAGAAATGTCAAACGAAAAAAAATCATTATTGAGCCAAATGGAAGTTTGGTTTACAGAAAACATTTTGACTAAAAAAACTGAAAAGGTTGAAATGGGAGAAGTTAGAAGTGGAGAAATTGTTATCACTTATGACGGAGAAGAATTAGAAGTTGGTATGCCAGTATTCGTAATGAGCGATGAAGAGCGTATTAGCTTACCAGACGGAGACTATCCAACAGAAATGGGGTTAGTAATCGTAAATGAAGGAGTAGTATCGGAAATTAGAGCAGAGGGAGACGAAGAGGTTGACAAAGAAGTTGGAGAAGAAGAAAGCGATGAGCAACTTGGATATGGTGGAGAAGACGATATGAAAAAGAAAAAGAAAAAGGAAATGTTAAATGACGATGTAGTAAATGCTATTAAATCAATTTTGGTTAAGTATTCAGAAGATATGAACGCTAAACTTGAAGAAAAATTTAACAATTTCTCGACTGAATTGACTTCTCTAAAAGAAGAAAATGCGAAACTAAAAAGTGAAGTTACTGAATTGAGCAATCAACCAGCATCAAAACCGATAGTTTCAAAACCAGCTACTAAAAAAGTGGCATTAACTAGAAAAGGGCGTTTAAGACAAGCAATTGACAACGCAAAAAATTAATTAATAAAAAGAACATTTAAAATGGAAAATGTAAATTTAGCAACCACTGTAACTGTAGCGTCAAATTACGCTGGAAAAGTTGCTGGTGGAATTATCGGTTGTGCTTTTAAAGAGGCTGACACACTACGTTTAGGCTTACTTACAGTAGCAGAAAACGTAAATTACAAATTGAACTTGAGAAAAATCGCTTATACAAGTGGTTTAACTGATTACACTTGTGGCTTTACTCCAGCTGGAGCAGTTACTTTGTCAGAGAAAGTATTGGAGATCAAAAAAATAATGAATCCAATTCAAGTATGTAAAGAGGATTTTAGACAAACTTGGTCAGAAGACCAAATGGGAGCATCGGCATCAAATCCAAATGAGCCAACAGAAATTTTAGACGCTATTCAAACAGAATTGTTAGAGAGTACGGCTGAACAAGTTGACAATGACATTTGGAATGGAAATGGAGCAGTTGACGGAGAGTTTGGTGGACTTATTGCACAATTTAACGCTGACGGAAACGTTATTAAAGCTGGAAACGGAATTGTTGCTGGTGGAGCACCAATAACAGAGGCAAATGTTGAGGCTGAACTTAAAAAAGTTTTAGAGGCAGTACCAGTTGCAATAAGAAGAAAAGATTTGACGGTTGCAGTATCTCCAGACGTATTCCAATCATACTGGTTTTATTTAGTATCTAAAGGAATTGCAAATGACGGAAACGCAGAGCCAAAGCAAGTACGTTTCGGACGTTATACTTTAACAGAAGTAAACGGATTAGCTGACAATACAATTGTTGTATTTGAAAAAGCTAATGTTGTTTTTGCTACTGGATTACAAGCTGATTTTAACGAATTATCTTTAGTTGACGAAGATAGCATCGGGCTATTGACTGGACAGATAAGAGGAAAACTGGTTTATGGAGCATCGGTAGGTTACTATTGTTCTGAAGACATAGTTTGGTATTTAAGTACAAGTAATTAATAACCTTAAAAAATAAAATACAATGAGTTGTGATATAAGCCAAGGACGTTTACGTTCGTGTAAAGACGGATTGGGAGGTAACTCCGTATTATATTTATATAATGGTATTAAAGATGCTTTCACTATTACAAGTGGAGAGGCAACTTCAATTAATGCTGGACTGACAGAGGTTTACAAATTTGAATTAGAGGGAGACTTAAATACTCTTGAGCAATCTCAAGTTGGAGACCGAAATACTGGAACAGAAGTTAACACTCAAACATTAACAATTTCACTAAAGAAAATTGATGCGTCAACAAACGCACAGTTTAATTTATTAGTAGCTGGATACCCACAAGCAGTTGTGGTTGACAGAAACGGAAACTGGCATTGTTTAGCGTTAGATGACGGAATGGATTTTACAGTTGTTTCAACTACTGGAGGAGCAAAAACCGATATGAATGGATATACCTTAACTGGTGTAGCTACGACTAGAGATTTGGCTCCATTAATGGATAGTGCAACACAAACTGCATTTGAGTTATTAGTAGCGTAATTATATAAATAATAATTGACCAAAACCCTATTCAGAAATGTTTAGGGTTTTTTTTATAACAAAAATCTCTTTTTTTTATTATTATGTTATGGTAATAAATCCAAACAATTTAACGCATACAATTAGAGTTGTTCCAAGATACTATCCAACAGATACAATTAATCTTTTTTTGTATAACGAGGCTACTCAAGAAACGAGTAATCCTAGTGCGACTTACTCTAATGCAGATATATATACTGAAATCACTTTTGATTTTACATTTACGGAAAGCGATAAACATCAAATCAAAATATTAGATAGTAACGATGAGATCGTTTATAGAGGTTTAAGTATTGCAACGAGTCAAGAGCCACAAGAGTATTTAATTACAAAAAATGCGTATTATTATTAAGATATGGACATAAAATTAATAACATTATCAAATTACGTAAGACCAAAGGTTGTAGAAAACAAATCCAGAGGCTACGTTTTAAATGGACATCATAATAGCTTTTATCAATATATCATTGATAGAAATAACGGAAGTCCAACAAATTCTTCAATAAACAAAACATACAACAGTCTAATATACGGAGGTGGTTTAACTTACAAGAATGGAATTTACGGAGTTAATGACTGGGCGAAATTACAAACAGTATTAAGACCAAATGACGTAAGAAAAATGGTTGCAGATTTTCAAGTATTTGGAGAGTTTGCGTGTCAAGTTATTCAAACAAAAGGAGGAGATATTTCAAGCATAAAGCATATTCCAAAACAAATGATTGTGCCGAGTATATGCAATGAAGATTATGAGATTGATAGTTATTGGTATTCTAGAAACTGGAGAAAATTAAATCAAAATGCACCAGAGCAGTTTCCAGCTTTTGGATATGATGCAAATGCTCCAATAAGTATTTTTGTTGGAAGTCCATACACAGTTGGAGACGTATATTTTGCAACACCAGATTATTTGGCTGGAATGCCTTACTGCGAATTTGAGGAGGAACTGGCAAATCTAAATATAAACTCAATTAAAAATGGTTTAAGTGCTGGATATATAATAAATGTACCAAACGGAAAATCACTTACGCCACAAGAGAAAGACGATTTTGAGAGACAAGTAAGAAATCGACTAACCAGAACACCAAACGCATCGCAGTTTATTTTATCTTTCAATGGTGCTGACGTTGAAATAACGGTTACTCCATTACCTCAAAATTCTGCTATACACAAACAATGGGATTGGTTAAGTGGAGAGGCTAAAAATCAGATTATGACGGCTCACAGAGTCATTTCTCCTAGTATTATTGGCTTAAGTACCTCAAGTGGTTTTAGTAGCGTTGCAGACGAAATGGATATGGCAGAGCGTCAAATGGTAAAGCGTGTAATTCAGCCTAAAAAAGATTTTATTACTGAAAGCTTTGAACATATAATATCGCAATTCGGAATGAATTTAGACCTTATGTTTAAGCCATTAACAGAAGATGAATTAAAAGATAGTAGCGAGGAAAACAATACTGGAATAGGATTAAAAAAAAAAGACGGAATTGCTGAATTTATAGCAATGGGAGATGAAAGCCTTGACGGATATGTTCCTATTGATGCAAGACGATGTGAGGAAATTACATTAACAGAGGCAGTCCTTGACGATTATCTTCTGGAAATGTCAAGACCACCAAAAGCAACACCAGAAAAAAGAAGTAAACAAGACACAAGTTTATTTCAAGTTAGATACCGATACGCTGGAGCACCAAGCCAAAGCAATCAAAGAGAGTTTTGTACTCAAGTATTAAATGCAAATCGATTTTATAGAGCAGAAGATCTAAACAAAAAATCAACTGCTAATTCAGACTTTGCTCCAAAAGGTCAAAATTCTTACAATATTTTTCTTTATAAGGGAGGAGTTAACTGTAAGCATTATTGGGAAAGAGTTATTTTTTTAAAAGAAGATAATCAGAGAATATCAGTAAATAAAGCAGTTAAAATGATATTGGAATTAGAGCCAAGCGAAAGAGCAGACGCAAAATGGCAAACAAACCCAAAGCCAGTGGCACAAATTGGAGAGCAACAAAATAACTACTGGAGTCTAACGCCAAATTATCGAGATAGTGGAGTAACACCACAAAGAATGGCAAGAGATGTTGAGGTTGAATTTGAAAGTTATAATGACTATCCAGAAAGTGCAAAGAATAACGCTCAAAAAGTTTTAGACTGGAGAGAAAAATACGGAAGTGAAGTAAAGGGAATGACAAGAGTTGGCTGGGTACGTGCAAACCAATTAGCAAAAGGAAGAAATATAAGCCGTTCAACAATTGCGAGAATGTCAGCATTTCAAAGACACAAAAAAAACTCGGAAGTTTCTGCTGAAAATAAATCGACACCTTGGAAAGACAAAGGTTATGTTGCTTGGTTAGGCTGGGGAGGTACTTCTGGTATAAACTGGGCGTCAAAGAAATTAAAACAAATAGATAAAAAATAGACAAATGGCAGAGTTTTTATTTGTAACACCACAAGAAATCGCAAAGACCACAATATTGGGAGGTAATATTGACCTTGACAAATATGTTTTCTGTATTGCTAACACTCAAATTACTGTATTAGAGGCTCTTTTAGGCACTCAACTATATAATTATATACTAACTAATGCCGAGAACAATACACTCGCTGGAAAGTACCTTGAATTGTATAATAACTATATAAAGCCAATAACTAAAAACCAAGCTTTAGCATCTTATATAGAAATTTCTCCCTTTACGATAGCAAATGGAGGTGCTTTTAAATATACTCCAGAAAATACTCAATTAATGGACAAAGAGGATATTGTAATGTTAAGTCAAAAGTATTCTGGATTGGCTGATATGTATATTATTAGATTTGAAAAGTGGATATGTAAAAACCCATTACCAGAATATAAAGTTTGTCAAGAAGAAGTTGACGCAGAAAAAAAGATGCGAACTATTGGAGGCTGGTATTTTGGTAATTCAAATAATTATAACACAAAATTGAATAATAATAATTTATTAGACGATTGTAATTTAGGTTGCGATGAGTAATTGTGATATTTCAAATATAGAAGATAGGATTTGTAAAAATTTACAAGGAGGTATTGATGCGATTTATTTATTCCCTTTTGTAAAATATTCACGTTCTCAAATAAAAACTTTAGGACAAAAATTAGTACAGTTTCCAACGACTTTTATTTACACTTATTTTAGTCAAGTTTCAGATTTTAGCGAGAATACAAGCATTGAAAGAGGGAATGTGACTTGGACACAGACTTTAAATTTTGAGTTGCTTAAAACTTACGAGGGTAGCGAGGCTTATAAACTTGTAAATAAAGATTACAGAGCAATTTTTATCGATAGGGTTGGCAATATTAGAATACTTGGTTTATATAATGGTTGCGAGGCTACTGTTACCGATACAACCGGTAGCGATAAGTCAAGTGCTAATAGCTATCAAATAACTATAACTGCAAAAGAAGATAATCAAGCGTATTATATGGATAGTTTACTACCAGAATTTATAATTGATACAGAAAAGAATTACATATTTAACGAGAGTCCAGATACAAATTACATATTTAACGGCTCTCCAGAAACTAATTATATATTTAACGATTAAAAAATGGCATTAGATAACGAAAAATTAACGGAAAGACCAGCATTAACAAATTCTCAAGATACAGATATTATTCACGTTGTTAGAGGCAATGTTAGTTATCAAAAAGAGGCACAAAATTTTAACGCTGGTAGTATATCAGCTTTAAATGATGTTGGAAACGTAAATGTACCAGCACCACAAATTGATAATTTCTTAAAGTGGGACACAAATACTAATAAATGGATAGCAAATACAATTCAACTAGGCGATTTGTCTGACGTTGTAATTGACGATAATACTCTTGCTAATGGTCAAGTAATTACGTATGATGCTACCGAAGAAGAATGGGTTAATACAACTCCGTCGGCTGGTGCAACTGTATTAAACGATTTAAACGATGTAAACGCACCAAGTCCAACGGACGGACAAGCGTTAATTTGGGACGATACTTCAAGTCGCTGGATAAACGGAGATGCTGGTGCAACTACATTTTTAGAATTAACAGACACTCCAGCAAGTTATGATTGTCAAAATGGAAAAAACGTTAAAGTTGGTTATGGATTACCAAATCCAACTGAATTGATTTTTACTCCAGATTATATGGATTTCGCTTGTAGTGATGAAGATAGCGATTTGGCAGTTGCCAGAGTTTTTACAATGATTTGCAATAGAGATTATCCTTATGTTTCGTCAGTCGAGTTTTCAGTAACAGAAGCTCCAACTGGTGCAAATTTAGAATTTGATGTTTTAAAAAACGGAACAACTGTTTATACTATAACACCAAGTATTGACGCTGGAGAAAAACTTACGGCAACTGCATCGACACAACAATTAATAAGTGGCAATACTTTTAGTTTAGCAATTGGCGATGAATTTCAAGTCAGAATAACACAAGTAGGAAGTACAGATGCTGGAGCTGGTTTAAAAGCTACT